TTGATGGATCTGTCGTAGATACCATTTCAAGGGTGCTTAAATAAGGGCCTCCCAACATTGCGTTTAATCTACCAACAGATTGGGCTGCTCCATCAAAAGTATCAAATTTAGCAGTTATATCTAGTACTCTTTGAACAGATAAACCTGTTCCTTTTGATATAGATTCTAATTTTTGGAATTCTAGACCCATATCTTCTATATTATTCGTGGCAGCAGCGAGAACTGGCTGAGCATTTTTAAAATCGTCTGTTAATTGCCCAATTGGAACGCCCATATTTTCTGCCATGTTATCTAATGCAACATTGAAGTTTTGAGCTTCTATCGCTGTTAGGCCAAATGACATACTTAAAAATTGAAGGTTTTGCGCTTGTTTAGCGGCAGCAAATCCTTGTGCATCTAAAATAGCAGTAGATTCAACTAAATCTGTTTGCAAATTTTTGCTTAAATCTCCAAAACCTTTGTATGAAGTAACAAGGGTATTTACAGCATTAGAGGCATCAATTCCAAAACCTCTAAGATTAAAAGTAGAATCCATAACGACATCGTTAAACTGACCAGCAAAACCTGTTGCTTTATTGAAACTAACAGCAGCAGAATCCATTTTACCTATCATATCTAGCGAGTTTTGCCCAAGAATAGATAGAGCATTTGCTGCAAGGCTTGTAGCATTAGTAAATTCTTTTAACCTTCCTGAATATTCTCCAATTCTTGCTGGTATTGTTTTTTCGGCATCTTCGCTAAAAAAGGCACCAAACATTGTGTCATCGGCTTTTTTAAGGCCAATTTTTGACATTAGATTATCAATGTCAGTAAGTCCATCTTTTTTAGCCTGATTTAATCTAAGTTGTAATTGTAAATCTTTTACATTTTGCGCATATTCAGCGGCACTTAATTGACCTAATTCTACTTGTGCTCTAAGAAGTTTTTCTTTTTCTACTAAGCTACTTCTTTCAACTTCTAATTCTTTTTCTCTTATTTTATAATTTTCAGTTGTATTAGTGAATAATATTTTTGTAACTTCTGCTTCTGCTTGAAGTTGTTCTACTCTATCTTTTACGCTTTGTAAAAGCCTTTCATATGAGTTTAACTGATCTTGTGTTAAACTATTCAATATATTTTCTAAATCATTAGCGTCTTTTAGGAATTTGTCGCCGTTTTCTCTTATAGTTCCATAAATAGCAGCAAGTTCTTGCGGTGTTTTAGCCATTAATAAAAACTCCTATTAATAAAAACATTTTATATTATTCCTTAAAAGGCCATACAATACCGGTTAAACTTTCAAATTTCTCTATTTCTTTTGTTGGTATAACATAAGGTTTGTTATTTTTAATCTTATTTATAATAGATAGTTCTTCTTTGATAAGTTTATTAAACAAAGTTATTTGTTCTTTTGTTCCTTTGATATTTATCTTTTTAGATTTTGTTATTGATTCTATTATAAGTTTTGAAGTATTTTGTGATTTATTGTTTAAATTTAAAGTTTCGGTAACAGATGGTGGATTTGATGTTGAAGAAGCATCCGTGTATTCTGGAATATCTAGGGAAGTAAATTTAAAAAGAGATACAAGTTTGTTAGGATCATTTCCGCTTTCGTAATAATCTAATATTTTTTGTGCAACAGGTTTGATATAACTTTTAACTTTTGTTTCTATGTCTAATAAACTTTTATTTTTTAAATCTGGGTCTTCTTTCAAATTACCAAAAAAAATTGGTATTATTTGTTCTATTTCCTTTAACCCTTTTATAAAAGCATCTTCTTTTCTTTCATTAGCCTCGGACATATCATTTTTATTATAAATATATTCTTTCGCTTTATCTAAAAATTTCTTTGTTGCAGTTGAATTTGAGACACTTGCTTTAAAGCCGAGCGCCCCACCTCTGAATATAAACGACAATATGTTTTTAAAACTATTATAAAATCTAGTAATAAATGTATCTGTATCTTTTATTTCAATTTGCATTTTTTGCTTAGTGGTGTCATCGTTCCCCAAGCCCATCCTTCTTAATGTTTCTTTTCTGGACTCCATAAACTCCAATAGCCCAACAAATTCAGCTACTTGGTCGTCCAAAGTAACCTTAGAACCGGAAGTGCTATTGGTAGCAACTGCGTCGTCAGCGGCACCAGGAGAACTTGGGGCAGCGTTTGCTGGTGCTGCTATAAAATTGGTTATTATTTCTTTTATTGCACTTGGCTTATACGCTGCATTTGTTTCATTATCCAATAATTGTAAATAACTTAAAAATACTCTTCTTTCCGCTTCTTCGGCTGGATATTCTGATAATTTTTTAGCAACTCTTTTTATAATTTCTTGCAAGTTCTGTTTTGGTATTCCTGTCCCTTCCCCGGTTAATATTTGAATAAAATAATTTTTTGCTTCTTCGATATTGTTTATTGTAGCATTAATATTATTCGTAAATCCATATGCAGGAGCAATTTCTCTTTTCATATCTTGATATTGAGATATTGTATTCAAACCATTTTTGGTCGAATATTCTCTATATGCGTCATATTGGTTTTGATTTCCCAAAAAACGCAATAAAGTTATTGCCATTCTTGTCATACGAATTTGGCTTCCTTCATCCGTGGGAGAAAAAGAATCCAAGAATTTTTGAATTGGCAAATCATTTTGATAAAAAACATCGCCCATAATTTGGGTTTGAATATCCTTGCCACCAGAAGCAATACTTATATCAGAAAAAGGCAATTTCATATTAGTTGGAACATATTGAGGAGCAGCCTCAACAAGAAGTTCCAACGCAATTTTTTGAAGTATATCGTTCATTTAGGTTCTCACACATTAATTAGTTTTTTAAAAAATAAAGGCCAGATTTATCATCTGGCCTTACTAGCTTTTTCTGCTTCTTCGTTTTCTTCTTTCTTTTGTCTTATCAATCTATTCAAAAACCATCGTCTTATCAAAATTGGAAGATTATAAGATTCTGTTATAGAAATTCCAGAATGATATTTTAAGAGAAACATCTCTTCATATACATTCTGGATATACTCATCTGTCAGACCAAAAGAAATCTACCGTAATCGGGATATCGACCTCCTGATTAAAAGAACAATTAGGACAAGCAAATTGTTGTCTCATATCGAGCGATGGTAAAATCTTTTGATATACATTTTTAATATGTCTTGAATCTTGTGTTGGCAAGTTTTCGACAAACTGGAAAAGCTGAACTTTGTTTGTAACCCCATTAACAGATACTATTATGGAGCTTAACAAAGTTGTAAGAGCACTTTCTGGCAATCCTTTCTTGGATCTCTTGTCCATGCTCTGGACAATCTCTGCTTCTTCTTTTGATGAAAGAATTTTAATTTCAACTTCGACATTTGTTTTTGGAGTTTTAAACACAAATGTTCCATCTTCTGTTTCTTCGACACCAAGTTGTTCTAAATCTGGAATTTCTTTTGGTTGAATTTCTGCAAGATCAAAAGTATAATCACTTACATAATTACAAGAAGGACAAGTCATTTTTGTTATGTATTCTGACCCAAAAGCAGTTGCTCTTGCTGCAACAAGAATCGCATTCTTATCGCCAGACAACATAACAGAAGCTTTAACTCTTTTATCTACTAAAAGATTATCTACAAGCCTATCAATAACGACGCCTTGTTTGATAAGAGATTTAGAAGTTAAAATATCTTCATCTTTTGCTGTCATAAACCTTATTTCAAGGCTTTCAACATTATGCAGAATATGCCCTTCTGGGTAGTATCTACCTTTCGATGGTAGTTCTACAAACTCTGTTGGGGTTGTAAAACTAAATATTCCTTCGCTATCGACCGAAATTATCTCTTTATTTTGGCTCAACATTTGAGCAGACAAATCACCATCTTGTGGTGATGATGCAACAAGCCTGTTGCTATTGTTACGCATATTAACCTCTCATTTATTATCTATCATTCACTCTTTTAATTCTATCATTTACTTTGGCACCTATTATTTGGCCAAATTGATAATCATTGTATTTTAATCCCATATAACTAAAAGTCAAACTAACATTACTTAAATTTTCTGATGAATAATCGCTTTTTCCAAAATCTATTTCTGTAATTTGAACACCATAGAAAGTCCAAGTATCAGTTACTTTTAAGTTTCCATCTCCTGTCGGACCTGAATCAGAGAATTGTTCTAGTTTTATAGCACCATCTCCAATTGCATCATAAGCTTTTGCTGGATTATAATAATCGGAACCATAACCTGTTTTAGATAAGAATTCAACAAGTTTGCTTGTGATCCCTTCATCTGGCAAATCAACAAAAACAATTGATATATCCCCGAATTCAACCGAGGATCTATCTTTATATATAAAGTTATCACCAAAGAAAACTTGACCATCGAGCGCAGAACCACCAGCACCAAAGGATATTTTTGGTTTGGTAAAAGATTTAACATCCCAAGAAAGACTTGATATACCACCCAAAGTTGCTTTGAATAGATATTCTTTCTTGGGATCTTTTCCTAATGCACCAGTCCAAAAGTCAGCCATATAAATATCCTAATATTATTGTGGATTTAATTTAAATGCTGTCTTGCCATCTCCCGTACCAGATTCGAATTCTGCCCAGTCATATCTTAATTTAAGAGTAATCTCCATAAGATTTTCCGACGAATAATCTAATTCTGTAAAGGAGATTTCTTTTGCCCAAGCGTGCATCAAAGTCCATCTGTGTAATGTAGATCCTTTTTCATCTATAACTTCACAGATTACATTACCTAGTTGTAGGGCTGCGCCAGCTTTGGAAATAGAGTTATAAGATCCTGGACCAGATGGCATTATCATACCGCTCTTTTCGAATGCCGATAGGAAGTTAGCAGTAACATGTGGCTGAACTGGATCAACCAAGGTCATTGTTACTTCTGACCAAGTAGCTTTTGCTGGCCAGTAGTATTTATGCATTAAGTAATCGTGGGTCGATTCCGTCATAGTAATCGAAGGTTGAGAGACTTTTTTGGCGTACCATATACCATTTGTATCATTATTGGTATATGCTGAATTGCCAGTAAATGAAACTCTAAACCTGTAATTTCTTTTTGGGTCAGCACCGATTGTTGGGTTAGTCCAGAAATTATTTGAATTATCAGCCATTTATTAAACTCCTATATTAAGTAGATAATTGGAAACTTTTTATCAGTCTTCGAACGAAGCTCCTGCTCTTGTAATAATGAAGTCCAAAGCGATGAATTCAATTGAGCGTGTTGGTTTAACATAGATCTTGGCATACATGATATTTCTATCAACCAAATCTGCTGTTGTTGTAGTCTCGTCAAGTATGACTCTGTAATCTTCAAGCCCTAATCTAACTCTGACATCGCCCAAGAAGCTTTCTGCTCTTGTCTTAAAGTCTGTCCAAGTTGCTTGAACATTTTGTTCGAAGAGAACTGTTGAAGCAATTCTTGAAATACCTTTCTTCAAGTAAATCATTAATCTACGAACATTGATTCTTGTTAGCGCAGACAATGGTGAAATTTGAAGGGTCTTTTGACCGAACACAACAATGCCTTCTGCTGGGAATTGAGCGATTGGGTTAATGTTTCTGACGTATAAATCGTCTCTATCCTTAGAAGATAGGCGAAGATCAACACCGACAACTGGTAGGCCAGCGGCACCGGCTGAAAGGCCACCACGATTAAATCCGGCTGGAGCAAACCAGACATCAGAAATTCTTTCGGTATTAGCCATTACACCTAGTGCAACAACCGAAGGTGGAACCTTAACAAGCGAACCATTTAGATCGTCGCGGATTGTAACCCAAGGGTAGTACATTGCGCCGTAAGAAGAATTCAAGTTTCTTGTATCAACGCTTGTATATACCGAAGCCAATGATCCAAGCCTTGCTGAATTTGAATCCAAAGCTTGTTCGTGAGGTGGAATGTATCCGCCTGGTGTATCGATAACTGCTAGTGCGTCTGCTCTGTCTTGGCAAATATCAACCAATCTTTGTGTTAGTACTGTATTAGTTAAACCTGGAACAGAAGCAATATTGTATTCAATAAGTTCTGGATCCTTGATAAAATCTAGTACTCTGTAGTAAGTTTCAAGAACATAGTTTTGTTCTCTTGTTTCGCCGGATGTAATGTATTGATTTCTAAATGGTTCTCTTTCAAAAACATTCAAACCATCAAATCCGCCAAACATTGGTACGGTGAATTTATAAACACCAGCTTTAATAATATTCTTGTAACTGCCAGCATTGTTGTTAGCAGCAAGTGAGTTATTAAATGCTGTACCAGCCAATCTTGAGCCAGAAGTGTAAGTAGCTTGGGTTACTCTTGAGGAAGGTGTAGAGAAGGAGTATCCTGAACCAGTTGTGATTACAACTTCGTCAAGAGTAAATCCGTATTCAAACACAACTCCATCGCCAGCGCTATTATCAAAACCGTAGTTATCGTTAAATGAGCTAATTAAATCTGAACCCATAAATCTTGTGTAATCAACCCATCCTGGGTTATGTACGGCAGAAGTTGCTGATTTCTTTGTATCTACACCAAAGTAAGCAGATTGTACAGAAGTGCCGCCATCAGTAGCTAATACTCTTTGTGGTGTTTCTGGGAACTTCATAAGGAAGCTTGTGGCTGAAGAAGCTGAAACAACCGAACTGCCTGATCCGTAACCACCCCATTCAATCATTGTGTCGCCAGCGATTGTGGTTGCGTTACCGGCAAAAGTAACATTATTAATCTTTGGAACACCGTAGTATCCGAATGGAATACTTTGTGGATCAACACCACCGTTTTCTACTTCATCAGACATTACGATTCTAATGTATCTTGAATTATTTGGTCTTTGACCGATAACTCTAAATTGTTGGGTATTGCTATCGTAATAGAATGATTGATCACCAATTCTTGTAGCAATATAGTTTGGAGAATTAGGGTTGATATCCAAACCAACGAATCTTTCTATAACACTTGGTTTTGCATCTGTATCATTAGCTGATCTAACCAAAAGGTCAAAGGTTCCATAAGGCGCATTCTCATTAACAGAGTAACGGATATTGTCTATAGAAACTTTAATATTTGCCGAAGCCCATTCACCTTGACCATTCAAAGAAGCAATCCTAAACAATTTGGTTGCATTTGCTGGGCCAGAATAGCTTGAAGTTGTCAAGCTTAAATCTTGAGAAATAAACCAAGGGCTTAAAGCATCTCTGTATTGTGATCTGTGTTCTGCTTTATCAAAAGAACCTGAAGAAAGAGAAAGAACAACATATTTTCTTGTATCAAATGTTGGGGTCAAAATTGTATCTTGAACGAATCTTTCGTAAGTTTCGCCAAGCCAGTATTTCTTAGCAATAGCGTCAGATTCTACAGAGGTCACACCGTCTGGTCTATTTGAGCTAACAAATTGTGGGTTCTTGTTTAAAGAAGATTTCCTGATAAATCTATCAGAACCTTCGGCCAAGGATACTTCTATGATTTCATCGTTAGCTGCGGTTCCGTCTGTGATTAAAAGATTGACTGAATTTGTATCAGTTGCTGAGTTAATCAAACGTCCAACACCGGCTATTGCTGGGTCGCCACCTTCTAGCCCTGCTGTACCGCTTGCTACAACTGCTGCTGCATTAACATAGAATACTGCTGCAAGAGCACCAGTTACCGAAGTCTCGCCAGCATTGACGCCACAAGCAAACAAGCCGTAAGCACCTTTTGTAGCAGCCGCAGTAGCTGCTTTAGCTTGTGTAATGAACCAACCAGCTTTTGATTTTACGTTTGCGTCTGTTGCTGCATCGTTATTAACGCCAGCTAATCTAATGAAGGTAACGGGGCTGTCACCTTGTGAGGCATTTAAGTAAGCTTTTGCTGCATACGAACCGTACACTGGTGCTGCGTGGCTTCCATTTCTCCAAACGTCTGGGGTTTGTTGGGTTCCTGGCTCTGGATCGCCAAAGATAGAAGTGAATTCATTTAAATCTTTGCATACCACAGGAACCAATGAAGTACCTTTTTGAGCACGACCAACAATAACTGGGCCTAGATTTGGTGCAGGATTTGTAAATTGTGATTTATCAATCTCATTGGTGAAAACACCAGGGGAGACAAACTTAAACTTTCTTTCTTCAGCCATTATATTAACTCCTTAATACTCAAAATAAATAGTTTGTTTTGTTTTGAAACACCTAATCTCTATAAAATGATTTATTACTGACGTAGTTTTTATCCATAGTTATAACTCTTTCTCTTGGCAACCTTACTTGTACAACGTTTTCAACAATAGAGAATTTGGGTTTATCTGCGTTTTTTCCTTCGCCCATAAGATAACCAAGGATTCTTATTTGGATATCTGTTTCAAATATTCTTTCTTCTGATTCAAAATTTGTTATATTATTGTTATACCCAAACGAGCCTTCAATAAATCCTTCGTATCTATGTCCTTCTGCTTTAATATGGATAGCATTTATTTGACCTGTAGTTGTAAGAAACGGAGTGGTCAAATCGTTCATTTGTGTTTGGTAATTTGTTCTTATTCTTACTGAATACATAATTTTTACATATGTCGGGATTGGGGCATATATTGTTTGATATACTGTTTTATTATTTTTTCTTGGAAAAGTTTTGATTAAACTAGATTTTTCTGAATCGTAATCTTCTTGGAAACTTCTTGTATATCTTGGGTCTCTTGAACCAACGCCGTCAATAAATCTTTCCAAATCAACCTTACGGAACTCAGAAGTTTTATCTTGGACAATTCTTCTTGCGATTGGAACACCCAATCTTTTTGGCCCTGGGCCATCTGGAACGTGAGCTTGAAAAGAACCTTTGAAAGTTGGGTCTTTTTCAACTGTTTTCCTTTCTATTGTTATAAGAGGAAAAATAAGCTTACCGTTATCATCTCTTATATCTGGATTGCTTTTAATTTGGAAAGCTCTTTCAGCACCAGTCCAAAGAACAGGCACTTTTTTAAAACCTTCGTTTGTTTGAGAAGAAACATTTATCTTATCATTTACATAATTGTATAAAGCTGTATCAACAGTTTCAATAGTAGAAGGCTCAACAAGAATCTCTTGGAGTATTCTTTCTGCATTCTCTATATTTGTATAAGAATAATCAGGTTGCATCAAACACTCCCTTTCTTGCTTTTGTACATCTAGCCAAAAGCTCTGTGGAATTTCTATCGTCTTCAATTTGTCCGAATAACTGTTTAGGTTCTTCAAGGGCCATTATTTCATAAAAGATACCGTCATATCTAACAAAGTCGCCTTCACGAACAAATAAGTTTTGATCTTCTGTTAATCTGCGACGATGAAAGTGGATAACAATATCAGATTGACGATCTAAACCAAACCCATCTAACATTTTAGTTCCATAAGAAGACCATTCCACTAAAGCGTATATTCTTATAGGAGGCAAAAAGTTTTTTATTTGAGCTTCACCATATAAAGGATGAAAATTTGTTGTTTGGTAATCTACTGGGTAGTATAATATTAGCTGACCAACAACTCTTTCTAACAACTCATCATTGACTTGTTTTACCAAGTCCTTTTCTTTCTGCCCTAGAAATAATGGAGGTGGTGGCGATTCTGGTGGATTCCATTTATTGTTTGCCATTTAT